AGAAGACTGGTCAATTAACAATTCATAGAGAAGACGATTCATTTGGATTTGAAATCGATGAAGATACAGTTGTTCTTATTCGTGGTGCAGTTGGTAAAAAGGATTCATATCTGGATTTAATATCTCAGTTAGAGAGATATGGTATTCCTGTTTGTAACTTTAGAGAAACAATCGAAGTATGTGGAGATAAATTCAGATGTTATCTTCGACTACAAGAGATTGGTATGAATCAACCTAAAACTGTATTGATACCAAATGCAGAAAAAGAATCAGTAGATACGGCACACGAGGCCTTGAAGAATGATTTCCCTATGGTGTTAAAGACACTACAAGGAAGTAAAGGTGTTGGTGTTCTATTAATTGAAACAGAAAGGTCATTACAATCAACAGTTCAGTTGGTTTATAAGATTGACCCTTTTGCAGATATACTATTACAAGAATACATTGAAGTCGACTTTGATGTTAGATGTATTGTTGTGAATAAAGAAATCGTAGGTGCGATGAAAAGACCTAAGATTATTGACGACTTTAGAAGTAATGTCTCACAAGGTTCTGAACCAGAAGAGATTAAACTTACAGAAGTTGAAGAAGAGGCCGTCTTACAGGCAGCCAAAGCGGTGAACGGACAATGGGTTGGTGTAGACTTTATGCCAGCAAAGAACAGAGATAAAGATGCACCTTTCATTATCGAAGTTAACCATTCACCTGGTACCGAGGGTATCAACAAAGTAATAAAAGGTGATGTTAATAAAATTGTTTTAGAAAATCTTTTAGATAGAGATTCATGGAAACGAAGTGCAACAGAGTGTGGTGTATTAGAAACATTAGAAGTTGAGAAACAGGAACTAACTGTTAAGATGGATACTGGTAATAATACAACGACTTGTGCCTTGCACGCCGATGACTTGACTGTAAAAAATAAGGTGGTTACATGGACCACTGATGGAGTAAAATATAAAAAACCTTTACATCGATATGTAGAGTTATTAAAACCCGCCGAGAAAAGACCGGTCGTTCTATTGGAAATAAATTTTCTAAATACTGTTTATGAAGTTGAAGTCTCATTAGATAAAAGGAATCAAATACCATTCCTTGCTAATAGAGATTTTATGAAGAGAGCAAACTTAATGATAAATCCTGCTCGTAAATTTATGTTGACAAATAGAAACGATGAACACAAAGACGGTTAATATCCAAGAACGAATGCGAAACAAGGCCATTGATGCCTTAGACCTCGTTGAGTTTGAAATTGATAAACTCATGGATAAACAACAAGTTCCTTTTTCTATGTATAAGTATCTTCGAGGTTTAGGATACTCTAGTAAAGTTGTAACATACATGAAAGGTTTCACAAGTGAAATGCAATACGAAATAAAGAATGAAGAGAAGTGTGAACAGTTAGAAGAAGCATATAGTTTTCTTACAAAAGGTCAGAAGACTAAAGTCTTAAAGAAACTACAATCATTCGAAGACGATATAGAAAAGTATTGTGATGAATATAAACCTATTAGAAAGCCTAGAATCAAAACACCCGCACAACAAGTTAAGAAACTACCATATCTTGCAGAGTGGGACAAATATAAATCCATAAATCCAGAGGAAATCATTCGTGCATCGATGTTGTTTGGATACAACACATCCACAAAGAAACTTACCATGTTTAAATCATATGGTGGTTTAAGAGTAATCGGTAGTAAAATAATGGATGCAGACGAATGTATAGAAAAGACCTTGACAGATTTGAAATTACTTGATAGACTGGTATCAGGTGGTAATATTATTGCTAAAGGTTTCATGGATGAAATACCTCGTTCTAAAGAGAAAGAAGGAAACAATAGAATTACTAAGAATACATTATTAATAAAAGTGATAAGATGATACTAATAGATTTTACTCAGACCATAATTGCTGGTCTGATGGCACAACTCAAAATGAATGACGGTGAGATACATGAAGATATGCTCCGTCATATGATACTGAACTCAGTAAGAAATTACAGTAAGAGATACTCAAACGAATACGGTGAAATAGTTCTATGCACCGATGCAAGTAATCCTTGGAGACGAGAATACTTTCCCCAATATAAAGCAAACAGAAAGAAGACAAGAGAAGCATCTGATATGGATTGGAAACTTATCTTCGATACACTACAGAAAGTTAAAGAAGAAATAAGGGACAACTTTCCCTACCACTACCTGTATGTCGAAAGATGTGAGGCTGATGATATCATTGCAGTTCTAACTAAACATTCAAAGGAACCAGTCCTAATTGTCTCAGGTGATAAAGACTTTCAACAGTTGCAGAAGTATGACTATGTCAGACAATGGTCTCCTAATCTCAATAGGTTCGTTGATGTAGATGATGCAGATACATTTCTAAAAGAACATATTCTTAGAGGAGATAAGTCAGATGGTATACCAAATATACTGAGTGCTGATAATTGTTTAGATGAGGGTATCAGGCAAACACCTTTGAGAAAACCTATTGTAGATAAGTATCTCAGGATTAGTATTGAAAAGGACGATAAATACTATAGAAACTATTTAAGAAATCAAACATTAATTGATTTAGAATTTATACCAGAAGATGTTGTGAGTAGTATTCTTACAGAGTTTGGTAATTCTACACCACCTAGTGGCAAGGTGTTTGACTATCTTAGAGAGCATAGATTAAATGAATTGATGGATAACATTGGTGATTTTACAAATTATAACATGGTGAGGACCTAAATTATGACAGAGAAAAAAAGAGGAAGAGGGAGACCTAAGGGTGCTCCTAATAAACCTAAAATGGACTTGGTAACAGAAAGAGTCAATCTGCCTAACGGTGCTGATGTATATGAAATATTATGTCAAGCAAACATCGTTGCAGAGTCAGATGTACCAACTGCAGTTAACGGTTTAAAAATATTTAACGATAGAAATGGTGCGGTGAAACCAGTCTTACAATGGTTGTTTGATTCAAATATCAATTCAACATTACCTGAAGGAGAAACTCCTTACAAAAAGAATGATGCACCTGATTCATCGTTAACAGAAACAGCATTAAGATTTGAGTTTAAGAAGTTCAAATACTTTGTGACTGAACAAGTTCCACAGGCTCGTAGAGAAACTATGTGGATTGAAATGCTTGAGGGTATGCATCCCAAAGAAGCACAAATGATTGACTTGGTTAAGGATAAGAAAAATCCATTCCCTAACATAACAAAGGAAGTAGCGTCAGAAGCGTTTCCTGAGATACAAGTTTAAATAAATATTAATGTCGCCAGAGACTATACATAACGAAAAAGGAAGTTTAGAATTAACTTCGATGTATAAACTTCTAGTCGAGTGCGACTCCATGGATTTTTAGGATATATTATGGCAGACGAAATTTCACAATTTGCAAGCGAAGTTCCAGAACTCACTGAGTTGGAACGAATCACACAACGAATCAATAACTTTACTATAGGATTAAAACCTGCGAATGCAGAAGTAGTTAATCAAGTAATGCAGAAAGGATTAACAGCAGGTAACTTTCAATTAAATGACTTAGACGCTTTAGTTTCGGTTAGAGAAGATGTTAACAAAGGTCTTATAGAATATAATACCCAAGTTCAACAGGCCTCTAAGAGACTAGAAGAATTACAAGCAATCGAATTGCAGAATGCAAAAGATTTAGTTGCAAAGAATCTAGCAGATAAAGATATACAAATCGATGCAGAAAGACAGGCTAAAAAATTAGTTGAGAAAGAGAAGAGAATTGTCGAAGAAGAAAACAAAATTCTTAAAGCAAAACTCGAAACACTTTCATCGATTGATAATAATGTTACTTCAAAACCTATACAAGACTTATTAGATGAATCAAGACAGGCAGCTGAACACGCTGCGTCTGGTGGGACAAAGTCTAAAGCATGGGATATGATTCGTGCATCAAGACCTGAGGACACTACATCAGATGAAGGACTTCAAGAGAAAATTGATGCAACTAAAAAAGCTTTTAAAGACTTTGAAGAAGAATCTAAAGTTGTAGAAACACCTGCATTACAAGACGATGTATCTTTCACACCGAAAGGAACTACAACAGAATCATTCTATGATGAAGTAGAAAGAGTTAATGAAGTTGCAGAAGCAGATGAATTACTCTCAGATGAACCTGTAGGTTTTGACGATGATTCTTTTGATGAAGATGAAGACTTCGTAGATGATGCAGACTTCTATAACGGTGTAGCTGCTTCAGAAGATACGGTTATACCACAATCTGAAACTACAGTTCAAACAAACTTTACTAAACCTATTATCTCAGGTGGTAATGCACCAAACATTCAGGCACAAGTAAGTGAACCTGAAAACATTATTGCACCAGTAGAAGAAGAAACAAAAACTATTCCTACATTTGATACAGAAGAAGATTTGTTGGACTCTATTGCAAACAGAGAAGAACCAGAAGAAGAGTATGAAGAGATTACAATTCCTTCAAGGTCTGAATTAGAAAGTATGTCTAAGTCTGAGGTGCAAGAAGAAGCTGATAGATTAGGATTCGAACTTAGTGGTAACAAACAAGTTATGATTGACCAGTTCGAAGAACAAACAGAATCGTTTATTGCATCATTGCAAGAAGACGGTGATTTCATTAGTGCATCAGAAACGGATAATACTCGTGAAGACGAGGAGAAGAAAGATGGTGATGATGATGTCAGAGACGGTGGATACTTCTAAACGAAAGTATACTGTTTCAAAATTCAATAAAGAACAAATAAGTAGAATCTATTCAGAGAGACCCTTTGAAGAGAATCTACTTAGGTTCAATCTACCCGAAGACCTTACAATCTTTCTTGGTCTACAATTCAGAGAATCAGCATATCTATTTAAGAAGTTAGATAGTAAGAAAAAAGAAAACTTCTATATCAGCACAATCTCTTATCCTTGTTCTCGAATAAATGAGACACTAGAGGCAAGAGAAGTTCCTACATATAACTATAAAGAAAACGGAGACCCTAGGTCGTGTCTAGTAAATCAACAAGACGACCCACAATTTATTCTATTGCCAGAAGAATGGTGCAACTTAGAAGACGGTGATGAAATAGAGTTTCAATATGTAGAAGAAGGAGAACCTGATACAGAAAGGTATATAGAAGTTCATGTCTCGTAATATTCCAATAACGGCAGTAGACCAATTTGATTTCCTAGAACATAGAAGAGAACAGGAAAAGAAACATTGGGATAAAGTTGATGCTCAAAGTCCATTAGATTCTATTCTTACTGTAGAGGTTAATACTACAGAACTATGTAATCGTAAATGTGTATTTTGTCCTAGAAGTGACCCGAATGTTTATGACAATAGAAACTTACATCTTACAGTCAAAGGTGCAAGAACTATTGCAGAAGAATTATCAGAGAATCAATACAAAGGTAAAATATCTTTCAGTGGATTTGGTGAGAATCTCCTAAATCCAAAGTTCATAGAGATAGTCAAAGAGTTCCACTTCTATCTTCCTCAGGCAACTTTAGAATGTAATACAAACGGTGATAAACTTACTGCAACTTATCTAACTAAATTATTTAAGGCTGGGTTAGATTTACTGTATATAAATCTTTACGATGGCATAGAACAAATGGAACACTTTGATAAGATGTTAGCAGAGTCAAGAATACATGAAGACCAATACAGATACAGAATGCATTGGGGAGACTTTGAGAAACATGGTTTAATATTAAACAATCGTAGTGGTGTTATGGATTGGGTTGGCATAGAAGAGTCAGACATTGCATCACTTAAAGGTAAACCTTGTCATTATCCTTTTTATAAAATGTTTGTAGATTGGAACGGAGATGTATTGTTCTGTTCTAACGATTGGGGTAAAGAACATGTTGTAGGCAATCTCTTGCAATCCACTTTACATGAAGTCTGGTTTAGTAAACCTATGAACAAGATTAGAAAGAGATTAATCAAAGGAGATAGAAGTCATTCTCCTTGCAACAAGTGTAGTGTAGATGGTTCACTGTTTGGCAAACCATCATTTGATATAGTTAAGGAATATTATGAGAGTAGCAATAACAGGAAGTAGTGGTCTTGCAAAGATAATTAAAGACACATTAGAAGCATCACCATTTAGAGGTGAAACAATTCAAGTATCAACTCCACGAATAGATGATATCTTAATGAATGGTGTTAACTTTTGGGGATTCGATTATGAAAATTCAAACAATGTAGATGTTTTAATTAATCATGCTCATAGAGATTTTGACCAGACAAAGATTTTAGAGATAGCTAATCGTGCATGGTGTGATGATAAAACCAAATACATTATTAATATCTCTAGTCGTGCAAGTCAACCAAATATATCCCAAGGTCATATGTATGCGTCTCAGAAGGCATCTTTAAATCATCTTGCAAACAATCTACAATACAACTCTAAGAAACAATACAAGATGACCACAATAAATCTAGGTCTTTTAAATCATGAGGACTTACCAAGTATCAGACACCAAGATGTTGCAGGTCTTATTCATAAACTTATTACATCTTATCCTGGTTATGAGGTTGCAGACATTACCTTACAGGCACATGCAAACTATCAAGATGTGCAAACTGAAAAGGAATTTCTAAAGGAAGTAGAAAGGTTTACTAAATAAAGGTATGAGTATAGAATATAACGATTTCGGTTTTACTGCTATGGACGCAGATGAGTTAGCATCTGTAGACACAAAGATAGTAGAAAAAACCACAACTGCAACAGAAGTTATCAACAAACTGGACAACTTCGTCAGACCTCTATTAGAAAATCTTGCTAAAGATTCAGACAAAGACTACATATATTGGCCAAACAGAGTCGATATCATCAATCAAAAACTCAAAGAGCTAGACGAAATCCAGAAAGCCCTTTAGTCAAAAAACCATTTGACAAAGCCCCACACTTTTTACTATAATAGTATCTATTGAATTAAACATAGGAGTTTGATATGGACACAACAATGAAGTTGGTCAAGTTAGGTAGAGAAATGATTACTCAGGCAGAAGAGAACACAGTTTTTGCAAAAGATGATAAGAAGTGGAATACATGTGTTGTTGCTGGTAATAAACTTACCACAATAGGAACTGTTTGGGGTTTACAAGATATTAAAGATTTAAAACAGAGTGAACGAGAGATTGTTCTGGAGTTCTTAGACTTAAATAAGGGTTTACTATCGTGAGAGTATTAGTTGCAGGATATGGAGAAGTTAGAATCTTCTCAGAACGAATCTTTGGTTACAAACGATATATCGTTGAGTGGCCAGACCATACAGAAATCTTTAGTGGTCTTTGGTATAAAGAAAAAACAATTAAAGAAATTGTAGAAGAAAAATTAAGTAGGGGCTCCGAGCTCGGGTAGGGATAATGGGGTCAAATATCACAAAATCCACAAGCATTAATACGATTGATGTGTGCGACCCCACCCGCCAATTTTTAGGAGAATTATATGAATGACGATAGGATGTTATGGTTCGGTTTTGTCGGATTATGTCTTACATGTGCATACATAGTTTTATTCTTATAAGCGTTGCCATTGCGTATCACTTTTTGATATAATAACCTTATAGATGAGAAAAGGAGACATTATGAAAAATCTAAATGAGTATGTAGAAAGTCTTTGTGAAGATTTGACTACACTATCACACAATCGTTGGGAACATTGTAAAGAGAATGGTTCTTATTATGGTTATAAATCAGGTAGTAAGTATATCAAAGTGATATCATACGATGATTCAAATGGTGGTGGTGCTTCAGTATGGGGTTTCATCAACAAAGCAAATCCAAAATTCAAAGAAGGAGATGTTCTTCTCGCTGCTGGGTGGGGAACTCCTGCTCTTAACAAAGCAAGAGGTAATCTCATAGATGGTTATCCTGTTTTAAATATGGGTGATAGATTCATGTATGGTCCTGGTTATTGTTCAGGTGCAATTGCAGGAACACCAAGAAACGGAGACTTTATATAATGGACAACTTATACGATATTAAATATGCCAATCTCCCCATGACGGTGAGAAATCACAAATTTGTTTTAGACTTCTTGAAGGCAAATCCATCAAGAGTTAGATACAGAGGCAAATCAATTCCAGGTGTTTATAAGAGAGCACCTCATCATTGCATCAAAGAGTATGCAACCCATTTCACAATTTATCCGAGGTAATTATTATGCAAACAATACAATTTATACCATGCACTGAGGGTTATTCAGGCACTTCACTAAAAGGTTCTATCGAGGCTAGTTTTGCCGACCTCAAAGAAATGTTCGGCAAACCTGCATACGAGGGCATTGGTGACAAGATAACAACTGAGTTTGTTATTGACTATCAAGTTAGTGACGGTGAGGGTGACAGAAAGTATGGTTCATTCTCCCTTTATGACTGGCATTTTGCAAGAAACCTTAATAACGATTATGAGGTTACAACTTGGAATGTTGGTGGGAAAGATTTCGATGATACTTGTGCCGTTGATTTGGCAAAAGATATCTTCAAAGAAACAAACGAAAGTTTAGTGTATGCTAAACTGCATGATGTCCCTAAGGACAAGGAGTTCTTTTTATGAGTAATCATTATAAGATACTTGCAGAGGCAAGTGACGGTAAATTATCTGAACAAGATGTTTACAATTTAGAAACATATGGTGCATTAAGTCCAAGTGAGTTTGCACCTGACCCAGCAGATGAACCCAAACCAGGTCATTGTGTTTGTGGTGAAAAAGATTGTGCTGATGAGTATGCACATACAACAAGTGGTTGGTAATATGGACATGTTATTTGGAATAGTGATTACTTTCTTCATGGGAGTATTCGCTCTATATTCATGTGTTATAGTAGAAGAACAAAAAAGAGGTGAGAAAATAACCTTACCTTGGGAGAAAAACGATGAGTAAACAATATAAAGCATTTATGGTAGGCATGGGTTTTGGTGCATTACTTATGTTCATATTATTATTTCCTTCAACACTAACAGCTTCAGATGAAAACGGAGACGAATTTTGTCTTGCACAAAACATTTACTTCGAGGCAGGTAATCAACCTCTTGCAGGTAAGATTGCAGTTGCACAAGTTGTTATGAACAGACTAGAACATCATTCATATCCAGGAAATATTTGTGGTGTCGTGTATGATGCAAAGTGGAAAGTTAATTGGGCAGGTAACATGATGCCTGTAAGAAACCAATGTCAGTTTAGTTGGTTCTGCGATGGTAAGTCAGACGAACCTTTAGATACAAAAACATTTGATGAGTGTTTAATAATCGCTCGTGATATCGTAGATGGTTTTTATCCAGACATTACAGAGGGTGCAACTCACTATCATAATGTATATGTAAATCCATATTGGTCAGATTCATTAAATGAAACTGTAATTATTAACGAACATATATTTTATAAGTGATGTCTAATATATCAGAATTACTTTATATGAAAATGGACAATGGTGAACTTATCTATGGCACTAATTTAGATATTGGTAAGTATAGTGTAGAACATGATTGTGAATGTGAAAAAGAATTTGAACACATTAATCCATCAACTCTTTATTCTAAATTTACATTTGTAGGAGTTGGAAGAAATCCAACCAACTTCGATACACAAAGTAGATTTATGGATTACGAAAAAGGTGGACATGAAAGAGTAGAAAAATGGTAGTGCCAGAAAATAGTAAACGATGGCAAGATAACTCAGATGGTTGGGTATCTACTATGACTAAGTCTAAAGAAGACAAAGAAGAGTATCAAGAATATCTCTTGGTAACAGAAAATCCAGTCCCTTATAGAGATTGGTTAAGAGACATAAAGGAGTAAATTATGACTAAGAAGACTAAAATGAAAATAACAAATGCAATGTTGACTGGACTTAAAATAGTCTCGACAATATTTGTAGTTATTGGGTTAACACTTGCAATGAGTGGAAACTTTCACATGGAAATTTATAGTCTATCCGCCATAATGTTTGGTTGTTTGGGTTATATGATTCATAGTGTTAAGACAAATGACCATATGATATTATTGATTAGTGTTGCAGGTTTTACACTTGCAGGTGATATTTTCTTACACACACCAACAGCAATTCTGATTGCAGAACAATATGGTATTGCATTGACAGAAGAACAAGGTTGGTTTGCCCAATACGGAAATGTTTTAATATCCATTATTAAGGAGTTAGTATAATGTATGATAAAGTAGAACCACATAGAGAGTTTCTTATAGATACGAATTATGAATATCAAGGTGTTCAACATCGTTATAAGTTTGATAATGGTTATGGTGCAAGTGTTATTAAACACGACCATAGTTATGGTGGGAAGAATGGATTGTGGGAAGTTGCAATCTTAGATTACCATATTGACGAGAAAGGTGTCTTATGTTATGATAGTGGTATAACAGAAGATGTTATTGGCCATCTTGATTGGAGAATGGTTACGAATATCTTAGACAAAGTGAAAGCATTATGAATCTATTTTATCTACACGAAGAACCAGAAACTTCAGCAAAACTACATTGTGATAAACATGTAGTCAAAATGATTATTGAGTATGCTCAGATGTTATCTACTGCTCATAGAATGTTAGACGGAGAACAATATACAGATTCTTCTAGTGGTAGAAAAATACAAAGGTGGGAACATTCTAATTCAAATATGGATAAGATGTTATACAAAGCATCACATATAAATCATCCATCTACAAGGTGGGTGCGTGAGAATGCAATTCAGTATCAGTATGCATACGATATGTTTATTGCATTATGTGATGAATACACATACAGATATAAAAAGGTTCACTTGACTGATAAGAAACTCAGAGTTATTCTTGATGAGATTCCTAGAAATTGTCCAATGGGAGAATGGTCAGAACCACCTCAATGTATGCCAGAAGATGTCAAAGTTCCTGGAGATTCTATTTCTGCATACCATAAATACTATCGTAATTACAAAAAAAGTTTTTCAGTTTGGACTGAAAGACCAATACCAGAGTTTATGTATGCCAACTGAACAACAATTTAAAAGAGCTGAAAGATTATTATTAGGATTGTATGTATTCATTCCATTAGTTTTTATACTTGAAAGGATACTATAGTGCCAACATATGAGTTCTTGAATAAAGAGACAGGTGGATTCGAAGACCACTTCATGTCTTATACTAAACTAGACGAGTTTAAGAAAAACAATCCACATCTATTACAACAGATATCTGCACCTAATATAGTTGGTGGTTATAATGATAGAGTTAAAACTGATGGTGGTTTCAAAGATGTTTTAAACAAAGTTGCAGATAACTTCCCTGGTTCTCCAATTCATGAGAGACATGGAAGTAAAGATATCAAAACAGAAAAGACAAAGGCAATCGTTCAGAAACATGTCAAAATGCAGGAGAGAAAACGCCTAGACAAATCAACAAAGAAGTAGTATAATGTATAGAATGACAAATCATATTGAGATAACAGATTTAGAAAATCTGCAAGCAAAGACCGTAAATCAAGACGGCAAAAGATTATACAGTTTTGAGGGTATCGATGATAAGTTTCCTTCAGTCACCACGGTAACAGGTCTCTTAAATAGAGAACATATTAAACTCTGGAGAAAGAGAGTTGGTGAAGAAACTGCAAACAAGATTACAGCATCAGCAACGAAACGAGGAACAAATTTTCACCAGATAGTAGAAGATTATCTTCGTGCTGAGAAAGACATTGTATTAGACAACCCTTTACAAAGAGGTATGTTCAATGCAATGCAACCAGTATTAGATGAAATCATTCCTCTTGCTTTAGAGGCACCTTTGTTCTCACCAAATTTAAAGATGGCAGGTCGTGTAGATTGTGTTGGATTATTTGATAACAACTTATGTATTATAGATTTCAAAACAAGTTCAAAGTATAAAGAAGAATACATGGCTAAACCTTGGTTTATTCAAATGACTGCTTATGCTCTGATGGTTGAAGAATTGACAGGTCAGGCAATACATGAGTGTATAGCTTTAGTTGCAGTAGAAGGACTCAATGCATTTCAAATGTTTGTATGTGACCCTTTAGACTATGTTGATGATTTAGTTCAACTAAGAAAACAATATGAGAATGTATATGGAATTTAAATTAAAACAAGATTGGAACTTTAATAAGATGATTTTCAAAGGTGATGAATGGGTGCATAACCAAGCATATGATAATGCACACGGTTCAATGTTAGAGTATCTTGAAATTAGTGATGAAGAAGAACTAACACCAGAATTAATTGACGAAGCACAACATTTAGTTGATTACTTAGAAAAAGAAATAGGTGTAGACCAATCTAGTCCAACTTTTTATGGATACTACAGAGTTGTGCAAGATTGGATTGAAAATGCTGAAGGAGCATCAATATGATATCAAAGAAAGAGTTTACAGAAAAAGTAGAGAAACTATGCCGTTATGGTAAGTCAGATGTAATGTCTGCTATACTTAAAGTTTGTGAAGAGAACATGTTAGAACCTGAAAGTGCTAAGAGACTTTTATCTCCTCCTTTAAAGGAGAAGTTAGAAGCAGAGGCGACAGGTTTGAATATGGTAAATCGTGGAAGTAATAGTCAAGCAACCTTATCAGGTTTCTTTGACACTAAAAAAGGAAAATAATTATGAATATAATTAGACACTTCATTGATACAATGAAGACGGTGTTGGTCACGAGAGCAACAGATATTAACGGAAGGTCAAATAGACCAGAATACTGGTGGTTCTCACTATATGCAATTATAGTATTTGGACTATTAGGAGTAGTAGATTACTATGTAATAGGATATACATTCTTTAGTATATTAGAACCATGGGGAGAAATGAAAGAGTCTGGAGTGTTAGTATTATTATGGACACTTGGAACACTAGTGCAAAGTATAACACTAACTGCAAGAAGACTACATGACAGAGGTCATAGTGGTTGGTGGCAGTTAATGTTTATAGTACCAGTATTAAACTTTATAGTTTTTTATTGGTTAGTAAGGGATGCGAAGGATACACCTGAAGCATTAACATACGAGAATCCATATGGGTTCCGTTATTAAGGAGAAGAGAATGAAAAAAGGCGATGTGGTCACCGTGGTGACATTTAGTGGAGAGTATGTAGGAGAACTTGCAAAGACCGAACCATTGACTCTTAAAAATCCGAAAATGATTGTTAAGAATCCAGAGGGTGGTATGGGATTTTCTAAGGGAGTTGCAGTTACAGGAAAAGAAAATCCTGAATCAATGGTCTTACAAACTTATATTTTTGTATCAGAGTGTAATGAAATGGTTGCAGAGGCACATAGAAGTGCTGTATCTGGAATCGAAATGGCAACACCAGAAGAAACAAAGATAGTCACATCTTAATGACAAGTCGTGAAGGATATGATGCATACACTTTATACCTTGGTATAAAACTACACTTCTATTCTAACGACTATGACTTTGTTAAGTATAA